GCCAAAACTGGGTTTTCACCGCTTCCGGTCACGCTGACCGTAATCCTGTACCTAATAAATCCATCAATTTTTGTTGTGTCTTCATCTCCTGCAAAATCAAATAATCCGTTGTCTAGCTTGAAGATAACATCCAGTCTTTTGCGCTTGTCTGAATCTTTCTTGTAATCTAACTGCTGGTTTTCGTAATCTTTACCAGCCTCAAGATCTTTTGTTAGATTTTTACCAAACCCATCGTTAATAGCAATTCTGCTGTCACCCTTGCTGGACTTATATTGTTTTTCAATTTCACGAGTCAACAAGCCTCCAGCACTTTCAAGGCTCCTGCTAATCGCATCACCATTAACCCTAAATGTATCTGGTCCTGGCGTTTGCGTTGCTTTCTGCAATGGATCAGAATCATCAGAAATTTCTACGTTGGCAGCAATTAAATGACTGCCTGTAATGACACGCCCGTAAATGACCGGCAATGTTGTGCCCGTTCCAACAGTGTTTGCTGGTCCGGTAAAGGCATAGTTTTCATTGCCCATCGCGCCGCGAGTGATGCCAGCAGGACCAGGACCGCGCACGTCAGTGCCTGTACCTTTGATCCTATTGGTGCTCAGCGTAGGCTGTGGTGAGATTAGATCTGCTGTACCGCTAAGGATCAAGCCAGCACCAATTGCGCTAATGCCAGTCCCTGCGGCTGTTAACGCTGCTGTAGCGCCTGCTCCTAATGTTCCAAATACACCAGCACCTGCGCCAAACAACCCAGCACCAGGAAACAGGAACGACGCAGCAACCAAGCCAACACCAGCCAATATCTGTGTCGTACTGCCACCACCCGCACCAGAAATAACAGGCACTACAAGCAATGGTTTGCTCCCAAATGGAAGCTGCAACTCGTCATATCCCATCGCCGCACCACCTTGGATCACCTTATATCCAACGCCGTTATGGTGCGCCTGCATCATCTCCTGCTTTAACGCCGGATGATTGATGCACAGCAGCTTGATCGCATCGGCCGGTGTCTGCAGGTTGTAATACTCGTGCTGCTTGCCGTACCTTTCGCCCAGCTCACCTGCCAGCATGACAAGTTGCATGACGAAACACTGCTGCAGTCCTTTTCCAATAATACTGCCGCAACGGCTCCACCGCACTAATGCTATCCATCCGTTGATGCAGGATCTTGTCGCCACCGACATAAATAGCTGCGTGCATCGGTGTTCTCGTGCCAAGACGCATCAGCAACACATCGCTTTCTTGGCGATCGTCAAGCGCAACACGCTCAAACTTTAATGACTTTGCGTACCGTAGAAAAATGCTGTCTGTCGTGCCAAGATCTTCAGGCCGTTTGAAGTCTGGCAACTTAACACCAATCAACTCATAGTATTGACGCACCAACGTGTAGCAGTCCTGTTTGCCGTACTCCCACTGCTGACCAACTAAGGATTGATAGTCAACCATTGTTGATCCGGTACAGAGAAGACGTACCAAGGCAGTTTAGTTTGCTTGCAGGCATCACGGTCATGATCGCTAACAGGTGTACCCTTCGGATGAGAATGAACTACGCCTTCAATTGGACCAAAATACATGGCCCGCGCGTAATCCGTAGGATCAATCACAAAGTTCTCGCTAGGCTTTGGCGCGATGTTACGGCACGGGAAATAGCTGTCATTGACAACCAACCCGCATGACTCTTCTGGCGAACGTGCATAAGCGTGCCTTTCGGCTTCATGCTTGAAGTCTTGCGCCATAAAAACCTCCATAGGGCAAAGTTTTGTCGTTTGGAAATCTAGCCTGACAACTAGATAATTTTTTGCCGCAAAAGTCTTGAGCCCTTTTTTCTGCCTGGGTGCCGCTAACGATTTGCTCGTCATCAATTGTAAAGCAAGCGTCACCTTTATATGTGCAGCCTTTTCCAGTGCCTAATTCTTCACCGCGATACTTCCACGGGCAAAATTCTTCAATGGTTCTTCTTGGTAACAGCACATTCGTCAGGTCAAGTCTGGGCGCTAGCTCAAACTCTACAAATTGCAGGTTTTCAGACGAAATCCTGTCAATGTACCATGTCTCAACGATCTTGGCATCAGGGTCAGCGGTATCGTTAAAGCTTTGTTCAATCAAACCGTCGCCATCTTGCGTGATTAAAGCATCTTCAACGTCTGACTCTAGGGTAAACCTTGGGTTGACGTCGTAGTTTGTTGTATCAATAAACTTGGCGAAAGTTCTAATGCGCCTTACCTTTGCACCCAGCGGCTCATACAGCAAAATCAAACTTGTAATTGCATTGTTGACGTTGGCAACCCGTAATGTTGGCCTTGGCAGCACACCCTTTGCCGAAAATTCAAAGCCATCTATTTCTACAGGCACTGCCGGATATGTTTCACCGCCAAACTTAACGTCTTCGGTCAATCCGTTTTTACCTGGGTGGTAACGCAATATATCGTCTACACCATTCACTTTTTCAGTAAGCTCAATCTCATATAAATCAATGATTGCAGTTGGTGCAAGACGCAGCAGCTCTTCTGCTAACGGCTCAAACGCTTCCCAAGTGACGCCGCCATCTTCAAGAGTTTGCGTAATCTTAAATGGAAATGCTGGTTCTTTGTTTGGGAAGGTTTCATAGACATCCGCGCTATCAGTCGTGCCAGCAACGATGCACTTAAACGCAAGGGTATTTCCCTTTTTTGGATTGGCGCGGACAACATCACCAACAGCAAATGGTGTGTCTGCGCTCCATTTATGATTGGAATACGGATAGGCCATTAGGTCTCAAATACTTGCTCAAACGTAGCCGTAATAGTAGCCCGGTTCAAATATGGAATCGACTTAGACCACTCCCGGCAAATGAACTTACTGCTGCCAGTTTCGCCTGGTGGGGTAAAACTAAAAGAATCGTTATCAACCGCACGCGCATCCAGAAATGTTTCGATCGTGTCAGCGTCAGTTTCTGAAACTTCAAAAGTCAAGTTATATACCTTCGGATTTTGCTGTATCCCAAACTGTGCTCGCTGTTGGTAACCAGAGCCGAACTGAATCGCACGCACGCGAGGCGCACTGCGCTTTTGTACGCCATAAGTCGGGTTAATCGATGGAAAGGTTGCCATTAGCTCAGTAAGCCTCCAGGACGTTTTTGCTTGACCAGCTCAGCTTGCACCGCCGCTCCAATAGCAGCACCCAGTGCCTTGGCGTTTGGTTGATCACCTTGTGCCTGCGTTCCAGAAGCATCAACGTTTACAACAACGTTAGCTCCACCAAAGCTGCCTGATGGTGCAATGCTGCCGGTACGACCAGGCGTGAATAGTTCAGGCCCCTTTTCACCAACCATGTATGAACGACCGCCACTTACGGTGCCGCCAGAAGCCCTGAATCCACCAAACAGCTTGCTGAAGATGCTGCCAGTACCACCAACAGTGCTCAAGCCGCCCAGCGCAGTGTTGACACCGAACTGCAGCAGGATATTGGCAACTTGCCTCAATGTTTGTGAGGCTACATCAGCGAGTGACTTGGTGCCTTCAACAGCAGCAGTCAAAGAATCAACAATGCCAGTCTGAATAGATTGGCCGATCGATGAATAGAGATTATCCATCTTTTCACCAGCTTTTTCAATGGCTTTTGTTGATCGTTGAATATAGTCTTCCGCAAATGCTTTGCCCGCATCCTCCGCTGCATTGATTAAATCAGCCAGCTGCTTGCCAGCTTCTTCTTGGATTTTGTCAGTTTCTTCTGCGGTCTGCAAGTATGAAATAGCATCAAGATTCAATGATCCGATGACTTGCTTGGAGTCTTTAGCCTTTTTCTTTGTTTTATCTAGCTCGGTATTTATTCTTGTGATTACTTCTGATTGATCTTCATCTTCGCTTCGGTCAGGTTTTTTAGGGCCTGCCTCCACTTCTGCTAATTTTTTGCGAAGCTGAACCAAACGTTTCTGTGATTCAAGCAGCTTTCCATTGATATTTAAAAGCGACATTTTTGCCGCTTTGTTGCGTTCAACGGAAATCGTCTCTTCTTCAATTGCAATTGCAGATTTAATATGCTCAATGCTGCCTGAAGCAATTGCTTTATTGACTCGATCTTGCGCTTGACGTTGTTCATATAATCGTTTGACCAGAGTTCCAATTGCTAATGCGGCAATAGCATAAGGCGCTGCAGTGATCGCTGCATTTAATACGCCTTGAGCTGCTGCTGTCAAATAAATCTGCGCCCCAAATGCTTGCATTAAAGCAATTTGTGTTGTTATAGTTGCCGCCAACTTGCTGCCAATGTAAGCATTAACCGCTTTTGTAAGTAAAACAACTGCGGTGGTTACTCCTGCAATTTCTAACGCCAAGCGAGCTGCTGGTTCTGGAATTTTTGATATCGCATTAAACAAATCAGTCATTCCTCCCAATAATTTAACAACAGTTGGCTCTACAGCACTTGCAATTGTCTCTTGGAAATCTCTAAAGCTTTCGCCCAATGAGTCAACAGCGCCTGCATAACCAGCAGCACCGGCTTCTTTGGCTGCATCGCCATATTGCTTTTCAATTTCAGCAAGGATAAATTGCTGTGCCTCAAGTTGCTTGCCAGACTCAACAAGTGCTTTTATTTGTTCTTTTTGCTGTTCTGTAAATGTCGTTCCAGACCTAGATAACGCCGTTAATCCCCTTACAGGGTCTTGCAATGCCTTGGCAAGTTGCAGCAAAGAACTATTAACATCTTGTTTTGTAACCTGAGCAACATCGGCGGCAGCCTTTGCAACACTGATATAACTTTCAACACCGATTGTTTGAAAACTTGTTAGCAGGGCGAATCCACGATCAAAATCCTCTTGATCAAACAAAGTTGCCTTGCCCAATTCATCGGCTGCTTTTTGTAATCTTTCAAGATCGGCAGTGCCTCTACCAAGTTTTCTTAAACCATTTGCTAATGCAGCAGCATCAGCTTGACGCTCGCCAAGAACATTTAAGCTACGGCTAAAAAACGTAACCGCTCCTGTCAGCGCAACTACAGAGCCAAGCGTTGTCCGAAAAGACACGCCCATTCGCTGTATGTTGCCAGTTGCAGTAGCAGCTCTTCTTTCAGTGGTTCCTAATGTATCGTTTAATTTCTTGCTGGCATCATTTGTTCTTTTAAGTGCTTGTACCGCATTCCGTGCGTCAACCCTTAGCTCAACGTTGGATACTGCCACGGCTTACTCAAGCGATACCAACATCTTAACGACGGCCAGCCTTAGCACGATCCATCGCTTCCTTTTCACGCTCTGCCTTCAATTCGTAAAATGCTGCAAAATGAATGAACTCCGCATCGGTCAGTTCCGTGCGGAGCTTGCTTACTGTCATTCCTAGTTCGCAGGCCAGGAAAAACTCAAAGTTGAGCCAACTGTCCTGCTTCAGTCGTTTTTTGCTTCTTCAAGCCCAGCATCCTCACCCAACCCAAACAAGAACAGCTCAAGTTCATTCAGCACAGACTCAGGCAGCCGACGCTGTAGCTTCGGTGCATCAGCAGATGCAAATGCCTTACTACCATCTTCCAGCTCAGCCATCTGACACAGCATCTGTGTGCTGATGTCTAAAGCCTCATCAGTACCGGCAAGGCTTTGTGCTTTCTTGCGATCCGCACGGGTGATTGGCTTGAAGTACAGATCAACAACCTTTTTGCCGTCTGCATTCTTCAGCTCAAATTTACGGCGCTGGCTGAGGTCAAAAGCCTCAACCAGCATGTCAACGGTCCGAGCCATCAAAAAAATAGCTTTGATGCTCAAACTATAGCCGAATTATTCCAAGTTAGAAGTAATCGTGCCGGAGGTCACGAAGCTGCAAGATACAATCACCAGCTCACCAACAGTAGAAGTGATTTCCATGTCGGTGATGATTCCGGCAAAGCTCACAGAGTCGGTGCCGGTTGTAGTGCCAGTAGTGAACAGCTCAAAGGTTGCATCTGCAGGATCTGCAGTCGTAACCACATCTTCAAGGAAACCAGCTTGACCGGTAGCATCTGGATCGTAAACCAGCTCAACGGTGCCAGAGCCAGACACCATGCTGCCAACAAAGCTGCGGAAGGTGTCGCCATGGACACTGGTGTCCAACGTTTCTTTGGTAATTGTCAGGCTCCAACTGCGGGTGCCGACAATTGTGGCGTTACTGGAGCCTGCGGCGTCAAATTGAACAGTGCCCTGTTCACCGCGAAGAGTAGCCATGGTCAGAGTTCCTCGATGAATTCAAAGGTCACACGGACCTGTGTTTGGAAATAGCCCTCAGGTGATGCGGACACCACTTCAGGACCAATTGGTGCATCGAAGTAAACCCCCGACACAATAAGCCGATTATAGAGGTCACGGATGCGCTTCGCTATCGTAAAATTTGCACCCACACCAACGCCTTGTGGTGTGAAGATATTCATGACAGCAACACCTACAATGCGATTACTAGCGTTTGATAGTAATCCTTGAGTCAGATATTCGCCGCTGCCAAAGCTCGTCAAGCATTGAACCCAGCTTGAATTTGGTGTCGGTGCATAAGATATGTTGTGAAATACAACAGGCAGTACAGGAGAATTTGCGAGTTCTGTTGCTAGTCTGCTTTCAACAACAGCTCGGATCGTGTTTCGGTTTACAACTGCCATCTTTACAACTCCTCAATGACATTAAATGGCACGGTGACGGTTGACTGGAAAAATGCAGGCGGCTGAGATGCAGTAACAACGCTTGGGCCTGATGGCGGTCCAACTTGAATGCCGTCAAGGATTTCACGAGTGTATAAATTGCACACACGACTTGCTAGGTCGTAATTTGCACCAGGACCAACGCCTTGTGGTGTAAAGATATTCACCTCGATGCTGCCGTTAATCTGATTGTAGGAATTAGTGGTGCTGCCCAAGGTCAAATAAGGTGCTGATCCAAATGTGACTAGACATTGCACGAATGAATCACTAGAAATTGGTTTATACGCTGTATTCCTAAAAGCAATCGGTGTGGTGTCTGCTTCTGGTGATTCGGTGAGGATAATGATGCCATCTTGACCTGTCAAGATATTGTCATCTTGAGCATTTATGTTGGCGCCAAATCCAGCGATGAGATGCAGTTCAAGTGTGGCTCTAATTTCATTAAGATCTGCTGCGGCCATTATCCTTGCCTCTTGATCTTTTCATATTGTGATCGTACATAGGATTGCATTTCTTTGCCGATGAGATCAATCCATCCGGGACCATTTGTTTGATGGCTACTTCCGCCGCCTGGTGTTTCCCAGTTTTCCACTGTACGTTTTGGATTGTATCGTGTCTC